ATGAGGTCGTCGTTGTTCAAGGTGCGGAGAGAATACCTTCGCTGTCAAGGGGGCCTCGGTTCACGCCGGGGCCTCTTTGCATTTCCGGGCTGCGCCTAGCCCGCGACCTTCTCGATCTGGAGCATCTTGAACTGATGCTCGCGCTCGACCTCGATCGTCTCGCCGTCATTCACCTTGTGGGTGATGCCGACCTTCGAGACGCGGAGCCGGACCACGGCCTCGATGACTTCGCCCGGCTGGTACTCGCCTTTCGGGATGGCGATCTTGCCGCCGACGAGTTTCGCGGTGGCCTTGTCGGGCGTTCTACCGCCGATCTTCAGCGACAGCTGACCCTGGCCCTCCAACTCGATCGGTGGTGCTTTGGGCTTGGAGTCCTGCTGGCCCTCGTCGCGATGCTCTCCGTCGAGCGGTTCGCGCGCGGCCTCGCCGTTGCCGTTGGCCTCGGCTCCCTCCCCCGCTTTTGCCTTCGGCGGGTCCTGCGTAGCTGCTGCTCCCATGTGGGCCTCCGTCGTCGTAGGTACTCTTGCAGCGCCTCTGGGAAGGGGCGCTCGCGGCATCTTCGTCGCGCGGTCGGACGGCTCTCTTCGGAGGGCCGTCTGTCGTTAGGCCGCTTTGAGCCGCTTCGCTTTCTCAGCCGCCATGTGCTTTTTCCAGCACTCGCGGCAGCGAACTGCCGTAGGGTTCGCCGAGGTCGAAATCCCGCAATCCACACACTCGTTGACAGGTCGCCGTTCGCGCTGGCGAAGCGACTCTCGTCGACACGCCTCGCTGCACATCTTCTGGTTCCCCGACCGCCGCTTGAATGGCTCCCCGCAGACCTCGCAAGGGATCGGCTCGGCCAGAGTCATCCGGCAATCTCGGCTGCACCATCGGGCGGTCCCACGCCGCTGCCCGGGCGCCTCGAAGCGCTTCCCACAGGACTCGCAGGTCGAGAGAGCAGCATCGCCACGTCGCATGGTGCTGGAGTGCTGGGCGAAGGCGATCACCGAACGGGGGAACTCGGCGTCATGCTCCAGCGCTGAGGCCAACGCCGTCACTTGTGAATCGTCACGCCAAATCTGGGCCTTCGTGCAGCCGTCTAGGACGGCCTTCTCCAAGTTGTCGATGTCGACGCGCTGAAAGGTGCGTCGATAGAAGAGGGCCGCGATGGCGACGTTCGCGTCGAAGGCCCCAAAGAGGGGCAAGACCGCTTCCTTGATTCGTTTTTCGCCTTCGATGGTTCTGCGCGGGGAATAGGACATCGGTTTGCCGTTCTTGCCGACAACGAATCGTGGCCGGGCCTTCGAGCAGGGGTCGCCCTCGATCACGACGACCTCGATGCGGGACTCGATCACCGTCAGGCCGCGCAGGATGCTGACAACGCGGTCGCGATCCGCGGCAATGATTTCCTCCCGCGTCGGGGCGACGGCCTCTGTGGCGGGGTCAAGCGGTGCGAGAAGGGCTGTTTGCTCCATGCAGGTAGGTTGGCCTGTCCGAAGGACGGAACGGCGGCGAGGCGGCGGGAGGGGGCGTCTAGCGAGCTATCGCAGCCGGGTCCGCGAGTGCATCGAGCCGGGAGTCAGGGGCGCGCGGTCGTCGCGGTAGTCGCCGCCCTTTTTCTTGCGCTTGCCCTTGTGCATCCAACCGCCGCCCGACCGCGAGTGCCGGTTCCCGATCTGCTTCGCGTTGCGGTTCCGGCGCGGCATGAGAGGGATGCGCCCGACAACGTAGCCCACGGTCAGGCCCCCTCGACCCGAGCGACCAGCTGCCGAGCGCGGTCGCTGACCTCGACCATCGTTCCGAAGCAGGCAGAGCAGTCGCGGGTCGTGAACATCGTCGGAATCGGTGACCACGGCTCCCGGCCCGAGCCGCCGCAGGCCGGGCAGTTGGGGCCGACCAGCTTGAACTTCACGACGTGGACGCGCTCGGCAGCATCGGAGCCGCGGTTGATCTGCCGCCACGCCTCGAAGAACGCCTGCCGGTGGGCGAAGCCCTCGGCCTGCGCCTCGGCGTCGGTCAGGTCGACGAGGGCCTGGAGTCGCCGGTCGATGACCTCGCACTCGGCGACGCGGGTGACACCGCGGCCGGGGTTGATCGTGAACACTTTGCCGACGGGGTAGGTCCAGTCGCGGAAGGGCGCCATCCCCGCAGGCTCCCGCCACGGCGAGCGCGGCTTCGGGCTGATCCGGCGCCGGGTCTGCGTCTTCTCGCCCTTGACGATCTTCGCCGCCAGAGGCTCGGTGAACATCATCGCTTCACGCTCCCGCAGTTGGCGCAGCGGATCAGGCCGACTCCCGACGCCGCCTTCTGGGCGAGGTCCGGGGTCGGGAAGCCGCACTTCGGGCAGGGCGACTTCAAGGTGACCGGCGCCTTTGCCTTGCGACGTCGACGCCGGTCCCGCTTCGCCTCGGCCCGCTGCTGGCGCTGACGAGGCAAGGGCTTCACTCGCTTGGCCCCGAAACCGAAGCCTCCCGCCGAGGCGTCACCTTGAACTGCGGGCGAGGGTCGGGAGCCACGTCGTGCTCATTCCAGTTTGAGGCCGGGATACCAATGCAGAGCGTGACATCTTTCGGCAGGCCGCAGACGGCGAGTGCCGTTTCTATTGCGGCCTTTGCGTCGTGGCCGGGGTGAATCCCGAGGTCGGAGTATTCGTCGGTATTGCTTTCGCGCAACGGGGACGGGTGTTGTGCCAATACGCGGTAGGTGCGGTCGGGCATCAGATATTCCTTTCGTAGGCCGTGGACCAATCCGACGGCAGGGTTACAGGTCGGAGGGCGACTAGGCCCTCGATGGGATGAAGCTCGCTTTGCGGGACGAAGAAGGCGGGCCGGTCGTTGCCGGTCGGGTCAGCCCACCACTGGTCCTGCTTGCCAGCGGCGGCTTCCATGAAGCCCGCTAGGCGGAATGTAGGGATAGACCCTACGACGAGGACGAAGAGGCCGACGTCCTGATCGTCGGGGTGCAGGATCAGGCGGGCGTCCTCGCGATCAGAGTGCCGAACGTGGATGCCAAAGCCGAGGTCGCCGCAGCGGTCCTCGTCAGGGGTGACGGTAACTGGCATGTAGATGCCGAGGCCCTTCGCCGCTGCAATCTCGGCACAAGCTGCCTCGATGTCGCCGCTCCAGTCGGCGCCGGGCGCCTTGCCGTGGCGATGGCCGTTGCCCTTCGCGCGGTTGCGGATCGTTCGGGCCTCGCCAATGCGCGCCCCGATCGCGACCTCTGACCACGTAAGCACAACCCTCATGACTCCGGCATTTCCGCAGTGCCTAGCGATTCGTCGCCCCAGTACTCCCAACCGAAACGGGCACGACGGGCGAAAAGCTCAATCCGTGGGCCTGGCGAGACGGACTCAACCATATCCAGCATTGCATCCGGCTTAGCGGAATGCTCGCGCTGGCGAGGCCAATTGAACCATTGCGTTATCTCGCGCCGCAGTGGCTTAAGGTGGCCGCGGCGGGCAAAGAGAATGAACTCGGTGCTGGGCCTGAAGATGCCCCCGATCATTGTCGGTTTCGGAGTCTTGGCCCAGACCAGCGTGGCGCTGTATTTGAACCCCCAAGCATCGACGATGTCGAAAGCATCGCGGAGATAACGCTGCGTCGTCCAAAGATAGAGATGGGCGTCGTCAGCGGCTAGAGATTCAACTGGCAGTGCAGCGATTTCCGCAACGCTCATAGTCGCGTAAGGCATCGGGGTAGTCCGTCCGTCGTGCTCTGCGCCTTTAGGGATGCGGCCCACGCCGAACCGCCCGTAGTGCCACGGCGGATCGGCGACGATGGTTCTATACGTTCCGTGCGCCGTCACTTCGCCGCGACCTTCCTTTTCACGAATTCGACCGCTTGCCGCTGCTTGACGTGATCCTCGCGGTTGAAGGGTTCTCCGGTGGCCGCAGCCTGCTCAGCGGCGGCAAGCAGATTCTCCCGGTCGATGACTTCAGTCTTCTCGACGTCGACGAAGACGAGAGCTACGCTGTCACCCGCCCCGATCGCCACGCCCCGGACCTCTTTGCCGTCGACCACGAAGACGTCCAGGTCCTCGGGCGGCATCGCCGAGGCGGCTTTCTTGATCCGGCGTTTCAGGCGTTCGCCCGAGCGCTGGATGAAGAAGTGCTTGTTGGCCGCCTCTTCGAGGTCGTCTTTCGTCTCCAGGTTCGCCATCTGCGACTCAGGCCGCAGCACCCGCGGCAGCGGGCAGGCGACCTCGGCCGGGCATTCCCCGCAGTGGTTGCCCGCGGTTGGCTGCCACTTGCGCTTGTCGATGCAAACCTCGCGGAGTCGGTGCAGCTGGAGGTCGAGGTCGTCTCGGTAATGCTGAAGCTGGAGCCGGTCTACCTCGATTTCGCGCTTGTCGATTCCGTCGTCTCGCAGGATGCGTGGGAATTCGAGGACAAGCTGGAAGCGCTCAAAGTTCCCGAGGGGAAGACCATCATCCGTAACTCCGAAGGCTGCGACAACAGCCCCCATGATCAGCTGATAATTCCCAGCGAATCGAGGGTTCCCGCTTGCGTCATATGCCTGAGCGCGGAAGTCTTCAGAGTCAGGGGGCCAGGCAGTCTTGACGTCATGGATGCGACAGACACGCGGTTCAGGTTCGGTGATCAGATCGGGGCGGACCAGCACCCGGAAACCGCCCGTCTCCAGCGTCAAGGTCTTCTCGATGCCGAGGATCTTCTCTGGCTCCCAGGTGGTCCCCCGCGCCCAGTGATCGACCATGTAGCGAGCGCTGTCGCGTTCCTCGGCCGAAATTTGCATCTCAGGATTGTCGGCCATTACCTCGTAGAGGACATCGCGGGCAATTTCAGGCGGCACCTGTGGTTCACCCTCGGTTTTCAGAATTCGCAGCAGCCGCTCAATCGTTTCGTGAACCAGCGAGCCGCGATTCAATTCATGGGTGGCCGCCCCTCCGCCATAGGTGAGATAAAGCAGCGCCGCTCGATCGCACTTATCGTGGATGCGGAGGAATGTCTGGGAGGGAACCCAGTCCCCCGGCAAGTCGGGCTGTTCCTCGGGCGCTACGGCTGGTAGGTCGCGCCAATCAGTCATGCTGCCACACCTTCTATCTCGGCCCGATGGAGGTTTATGTGTGCGGCACGCGAGACGATCTGCAAGTTGTCAAGCCGGTCGTCGCTGGGATCGCCGTTGCGGTGATGGATTATCTCGTCGGAGGCCAGCGTTCGCCCAAGGTGAGCTTCCATGACAATGCGATAGAAAAATCGCAGGGAGCCATCGCGGCCAAGAACTACGGCCCGGCCGTCGTCGCGAATGCAGATGCCGCCGTTGTAGCGCTGGTTTTTGCGACCAGTCCGCGCCCTCATTTGGTGGCCGTTGACGAAGCGACGTGGCTGGCCTTTCACGTAACCCTGCGCCGCGCTCGTCCTGGTAGCGATTGGCGCTGGTTGACCACACCCGCACTCACAGAGCTTCATCGGTCCCCCTCGTAGACGCGCTGGACCTGGCGCCCGTAGGCCCAGCCGCCCGGCCCGAGGCCGAAGACGGCGTAGGGCAGCAG